TTTTATTCAATCTGAAATATCAAGACAAGTTGGATTAATGAGATCTAGTGTACAAGCGGAACAAGCGAATATGCAAGCTTTACTTGTAGGAAGTTTGGCTAGAAGTTCAAGTAATACTACTATTAAAAATGAACACAATCAAAATGCTCCACTATTCCATGCTGAGAATGTATATTTTAATAATGAAGATGATATGGAACAGATGTCTTATAAACTTGGCTTTTATGCAGTTAGAAATAAATTTGATTAAGGAGGTAGTATGATTTGAAAAGGCCTTTAATAGTAAATGGAATAAATCTCGAAGAAGAAGGAGTTAAAGTTATAAAATTACCTCCTATTAAATTAAGCACAAAAAAGGTTGAAAAGAAAGAAGTTGATGGCCGAGATGGTAACTTAACTGAAGAAAATGGCTATACAAATGATACAAAGAATGTAGAAGCTGACTATGAAGGAGACAATCCACTTAAATTGTTAGCGATATTAAATGATGCTAAGGAAGTTATATTTGGTAATCTTCCTGATAGATATTATAAATGTCAATTGGACAATCAGATTCCTATGGAACAAGTAATCGAAAATCAACTTTATAATTTTCTTATTTCTTTTGATTGTCAACCGTTTGGATATCTATTGGAGGGGAAGGAGCCTATAGTATTAACTCAACCAATATCAATAGATAATCCAGGAACATATAAAGCAAAGCCTATTATTAGCATTTATGGTACAGGAGCATGTACTTTAACTGTTAATAGTAAGGCTTTTTATATTAGTGAAATAGGTGGAGTAATTACTTTAGATAGTGATATTGAAGAAGTACAGAATAACAAAGGACAATATTTTGAAACTGATTCATTTCCTATATTGCCTATTGGAAGTAATAATATTACCTGGAATGGAAATGTTACTAGGGTTGAAATAATACCTAATTGGAGGTGCTTATGATTAGGTTATTTGATAGTAAAGAAACAAATTTTAAGCATTGTAATTGGGTTTTATCGGAGGCTATAAGTTGCTTTGTAACAGAAGCAGTTGAAGGAATTTTTGATTTAGATTTAGTTTATCCATTAGAGGATAAGAAAAATTTAAGCCAATTTCTTATTAATGGCAATATTATAAAATCGCCAATATCTGAAACAGATTCAAGAGGTGAGCAATTATTTACTATTAGAAAAAGAAATCCTAATACTAAAGAAAAAACAATTACTATCTATGCACAGGCAAAAGCTAGAAGAGATTTGGATTTAAATATGGTATTAGGTTTAGAGGTTCCAGCTGGAATAACACGTAAAGGAGCATGTCAAATGATGCTTACTAAATGTGTAGATGCTCATCAATATTTTATAGGAAACTTAGATACAAATCCAAATACAAGTATTAATTTAGGTTTAGAAGAAGCCACTGGAAATGTAATTAAGTATTTAGATATAAGTGGGATATCTCCAAGAAAAGGTTTTTTAAGTGAAGATGAAAATTCTATTTATAAAGCATATGGTGGAGAAATTATTTTTAATAATTACGAAATAAATATGGTAGATGAAAGAGGTTCAGACCACAGTTTTGAGATTAGAAGTCTTAAGAATTTAGAAGAGCTTCAACAGGATATAGATGATACAGACACAGAAAGTTTTGCAACAGCAGTTTTACCATGTTCAAGTGATGGTGTTTATCTGCCAAATAGTGAAGTAATTTATTCACCTAATGTAGCTATAGTTGGAAAGCGATTTAAAAAGGTTGTATTTGATGATGTAAGTCTTGTAGATAATACCCAAGAAGCATTAGACATAGTATATGCTCAACTAAGAGAAAGAACTCAGAAACTATTTGACAATGGGCTTGATAAGCTTAAGATAAACAACACTATTAACTTTGTACAATTATCAAGTACAGAAGAATATAAGGACTATAAAATGCTTGAAAAATGTGAGTTAGGTAACAATGTTGTTGTTAAATATTTTAGAAGAGATAATGAAAGCCAAGTACCATATATTGAAGCTACAGGGAGAGTTGTAAAAATAAAATTCAATGTTCTTAAGAATAAAATTGAGGAAGTAGAAATTGGTGATAGAAAGAAAGCATCTATTGCGACTCAAATTAATTCAGTTCAAAGTACTGCAACTAAAGCAGCAACTACAGCAGTAGAAACAAAGACTAATTTAAGCAAAGCCAAGAAAGATATCCAAGTTAAAATTGAAACGCTTCAAGGTCAAATTAATTTATCTGTTACAGAAGAAGAATTATGGGCATTGATACAATTGAATCCAGGTAAAATTTTAATGGCAGTTAATGATGAGGACAATGAAACAGATGTAACTATTACACCTGGTGAAGGCCTAGCAGTTAAAAATGGAAAAATATCTATTTATAACTCATCTGGTCAACTTATGCTACAAGGTAATACAAAAGGAAGTTTATCTGTAAGAAATGGATTTTTGGTTACTAATTTTGCTGGTCAAATCAGTGTTGAAATAGGTGCTGATGGGATTATTTTTTATAAAGATAATTATTCTATGAGAGGTATAAAAGTTAATGATGATGGTGATTTGGAAATCAAAGGGCCAGCTCATTTTGATAACGAAGTAGATGTTTTCGATTTAAGAATTAATGGTACCCATATTGATGATTATATTAAAGGGGTAGTTGGCACACCATAGAAAGGAGGTTATTAAATGGGAATATGTGAATTTAAGCCTATAAAAATTGACTTGAAGAATCCATCATATATTTATGATAAGAAGTGCAAACAGAATGATACATTAATACTAAATTTCACAGTATTAGATGATTGTATTGCAGCAGATCTAACTAACTATAGTTGTATTCTTAACGCAAATAAAAATGGAGTTGGATATGAAGTAAGGGACACTAAAATAACAAAAACAAATAATAATATTAGAATTGAATGTGAAACTAGTACAACTCAAATTGCTGGAACTTTAGCGTTAGAATTACTTTTTATAGATACAATAAATCATAAACAGAAAACTAGTTTTGACATTGAAATTGAAATTAGAAAGTCTGTTATGGCTGATTCTAATGGAAATGTTCCAACTATAGTAATGACTCAATTAGAACATCTAGATGAGAGCATAGCAAAAGTAGAAGGGACTATATTAAAAGCGGAACAGACTAATAATACTCTTAATAGTACAAATGATAAAGGTACTAATACTAATAATGCCCTTAATACAAGTATAAATAATGCTAATACTGCAAAGACAAATTGTAATGCTGCTACAGGAAATTTAAACAATGCTGTTAATGCAGCTAATGGAACAATTAATGACCTTAAACAAGCTAATACAGCATACACTCAGCATATTAATAATGCTGATATTCATGCTACTAAAGCTGAAAAAGATAAGTGGAATGCATATGAAGCAAAGATAACAGAACTAACTACTATAATTGATGATTTTATATACTCAGGTGCAGCTGTAACTGATGATGATGGAGCAAATGTAACTGATGATAATAATGAAAATGTATTAATGTAAGGAGGTATTAAAATGCCAAAGTTAAAAGATTTTATAACAGCAGAAAATGAACTTGATGGTCAAGAGTATGCTTATATAAGTCAAACAGATAAAACAAGAAAAACAACTATTCAGAAAATAAAAGATTTTATTTTAGGTCCTGCAGTATTAACAACAAATGACAAAACAATGAGGGGAGCAGTCAACGAAGTTAATGCGCAATTGTCAGAAAAAGCGAATAAGAATTGGATTATCAATGGTAACTTAGATTTTTGGCAAAGAGGTAGTAGTGCGACAGGTATTAATGCAACCGCAAAGTTTCTACCCGATAGATTTGCATGCTCATCATCAATTACTAGTCAACCTTTGATAACTTGGTCTAAACAATCATTAATTCCTGGCGAAATAGACGGCGCTACATTTTTTAGTAGAATAGATGTAGACGGAGCTGGAACATTTAGTGCGAGCGATTACATGCTAACTATGCATTCTATAGAAAACGGCACTAGGAAATTATGCGGAGCTAATAAAAAAATAACAATTTCGTTTTGGGCTAGAAGTAATATAGCTAATAAAAAAATAGGTGTATATGCGATACAGAAATATGGAACTGGAGGAACTCCTACGTTACCAGAACCACTGATTGGCAAATACTTCACATTATCTACTAGCTGGAAAAAATATTCATTAACATTGGATACAAATACACTGATTGGAAAAACTTTTGGAACTAATAATGATGATTATTTAAGATTAGTTTTCTTACATGGTTATGGTCCTTCTCAAGCATCAAACATTAGCGACACAGTAGCTGAAACATTTAGAAGTGCTGGGTATATTGACATGGCACAAATTAAATTAGAGAGTGGAGATAAGGCAACACCTTTTGTTCCTAAAGACCCATCATTAGAATTAACAGCATGTCAAAGATATGGTGAACCACTTCCAACACCTTTTTACGCTGGTATTAATAATGGCTATGTATGCAATAATACTTATAAAGTTACTAAAAGAGCAACGCCAACACTATCATTTAAATCAGTTAACAATGTTGATGGAAAGTTATCATGGTATAATGGCACTGCATGGGTTGACACAACCATAGCAAGTACTGATTGGACATACTCAAATGGTTATAGTTTTGCCTTAACGGCAACCGGAATAAGTGGTACAGTACTTGTTCAGGGTAATGTTTTTGCAGACGCTGAAATTTATTAGGAGGTGCAGTCAATGGAAGAAATTAAGTATAAAGTTTATGTGCAAGTAGATAGTAATAATGTTATTACAAAAATCGAAAGTGATTTAACATTAATAGAATTTACAGATTGGATTAAAATAGATGAAGGGCAAGGAGATAAGTATTCTCATGCACAAGGTAATTATTTTAAACCTAATTCTTTAAGAGATATAAAAGGAAAATACAATTATAAATTAGTTAATGATAAGCCAGTAGAGTTAACAGAAGAAGAAAAAGTAACTTTATTTCCTAAACTAATAGAACAACCAACTAAAGTAGAACTATTGCAAAAACAATTATTAGAAACACAAGCTCAATTAGCTAATTTACAAGAACAAATATTATTAAATAAATAGAAAATGGAGGCATGCAAAAATGAGTGCTATAATGGAAAATCTTATTAACAACAAATTCTATGTTACAAAGGAAGAAGTGGAAAAGAAATTAAATGTATTTTTTGCTTTTAATGTGCTTATAGAAGCTGATTATACTAGATTAATGCAGTTAACAGAAAATAAATATACTGTAACAACTACTGTGTAATAGGAAGATATGGCGAAGTAATTAAATAAAAAATATAAGCATAATGAAGGACTTTTAATAGTCTTTTTTTGTGCTTATTTTTATAAAATTTTGAATCGAGGAAGGTGACATATGAGTGAAAATTGTAGTGATTGTGTACAAGCAAAAATGTTAGAAAAAGTAGATGAGAAAGTAACTAGGTTAGAAGAAAAATACCAAACACTTCAGGATAAATTTGCTGAAATAGAAAGGAATACTGCTGTCAATGAAGATAGAACAAAGTCTTTATTTAAAATGTTAAATGAAATAAAAGACAGTATTAAAACAATAGCAAATAAAATAGATCTTTTAGAAAGCAAACCAGGTCAAAATTGGAATGAACTAGTTAAAACAATTATTGTTGTTGTAGCAACTGCAGCAATAACTTATTTAATAAAAAAATAGAAAAGGTGGAATGTTAAAATGAAAGAATTATTAATTAATCAAGTGGCACCAGTAGCAGCTACAGCAGTAGTAGCAATTTTAGTAGCGATAATAAAATCTGTTGGAGATGTTGCTATTGATGTACTAAAGAAGAAAAAAGAAGAAATAGAACAAAAAATCAAGGCTTCAGGGCATGAATCGGAATTAAAACAAGCCAAAGAGGTATGGGATATTATAGAGGAAAAATTCAGAATAACAGAAAATTCAAAACAAGTTTTAGGATCTAAAGCAGATATGTTTAACCAATTACTATTAGAAAGAATACCAGGATTAACTCAACAAAATATAATTGATTTAAGACAAGCTATAGCTGGTGAATTTAACAAAGGAAAAGAAGCATTAACATCAGATTCTTCAGCACAACAAATTATAAATTTACAAAAATTAAATGAGGATTTAAAAACAGAAAATCAGACCTTAAAATCTGCATTAAATAAGATTAGCAGTGCAATACCTCAAGTGACAGAACAAGCTTAATATATATGGAAGGAAGTAGTATAAATGAAAATAGGATTAAGAGCAGGTCATTCAGATAATTGTACTGGAGCAATAGGATTAGTTGATGAACATGAGCAAATGAAAAAGTATTATGCTGCAGTTAAAGCAGTATTTGAAACATATGGACATACTGTTGTTGATTGCAATAGTAATGGAAGTAATCCAGGTGCAGAGTTATCTGAAGGTGCAAACAAGGCTAATAGTAATAATGTAGAATTATTTATTTCATTGCATATGAATTGCTATAACGGGTCTGCCCATGGAACAGAGGTGCTTGTTTCAAGCGAAAATAGCACAGCATATCCATATGCTCAAAGGTTAGTTAATAATTTTGCTGAATTAGGTTTTAACAATAGAGGAGTTAAGTTTGAAAAACTTTATGAAATGAATCATATTGCTTGTGGGAATATGATTTCAGAAATTTGTTTCTGCGATTCTCAAGAAGACATTGAGATTTACAATAAGTATTCATGGGAACAATTAGCATATGTTTTCTGTAATGCAATAGATACTAATATACCCAAATCACCAGTAATTAATGATACACCAACTCAACATGATAGAGGTTATATTGTAACTGGTTATTTACCTCA